CTACCGGGTTTGTAGCCTGCGCCAGAAGCAGAAGACCCCAGAGAAACATCAGACCGAAGAGTCGTCCTGTAGCTCTCGTACGGCCTTCTGTAGTCGCTTGACCTTGCGCTCGATGTCCTCCGAGTCGAAGTCATCGCCAATAACTAGAAGGCGTTTCTCTAGCGAAGCGACCTTCGCCCTAGTCTCTTCCAGAGAGGCTTCGAGCTTTGCTTGCACAGCCTGGCAAGGAGGAGGGGATACGGCCCCAGCTCCCGCCATGTCGCGCTGCATCTCAAGCTTCTTAAGCTCTAGCTCATGCTTCTGCTCCGCGCGCTCAGAGTAGAAAGACCACGCCTTCTTTCCGCCGAGGACAGCGAGCAAGGCCAGTATAATTGCCAACACAGGGGCGTACTCGCCACCGACTTCAGCGGCTGCGTTGGTTACTTGGTTAATCTCTTCGGAGACAACGACCTCAGACGAGGGCTCTACATCAACTTCTTCTTCCACGGCCTTCTTCCTTTCCCAGCGCTTAGCGATAGCGTCTGCTTCTTTTTCGCTTGGGGACTCGCTGTATATCCTGACTACAGAGCCGTTCTCTAAATTGCAGTCGGATAGGCTGTGGGTTTCCCCTGAAAGCCTGACATTGCCCTCGCTGAGGAGTATCGCCCGCTTTCCCCTTTTGACAGAGCAGTTAGAGATTTCCCTTAGCCCACTGTCCGTAAACGCTAGCTCGCTTCCGGTTGTCGGCTCGGCTGCTTGTGCTGGCCTTGCTGGTCTTGCCGTACTTTCGGGAAGAAGGTTTCTTTCCCATACGGGGCTTTCCGCAGATTGCTTTAACGTTTGGCTTCTTCATGGCTACCACTTCACCTTGTCTGCCCAGTAGGCTGCTGAGAGTTTGCCCTTGGCGATGTTTTTCCGGTGTCGGGCCTTGAAGCTAGCTCGCTTCTTTTTCATCCGGTCGCTTTCTCCAGACTTTGGTTTGCCGGCAGTCCTGGCTCCCTGCTCTCCAAACCGAATTGTCTTCACGGTTTCGCCTACCTTGGCGACGACGATGTGGCTTTTCTTCGGGTGCTTAGGAGTTCGCTTTGGCTTGTTGACGCCAGAAACCCCAGCCCGCTTAACAGCTCTTGCTGCCTTGGACATCGGTTTCTTCTTTAAGGGCATTAATACATCCCCCCATACGTTTTCTTTTTCTTTGCGGGCTTTCGCTTTCGAGAGCTTCCTGCCGGTCGCTTCTTGGCGGTAGTCTTTTTTGGAGTTTTCTTCTTTTTGGTGTAAGCCATAATAGTAACCCTGGAGTTTAAGATGTTATTTGACCCTAACAGCCTGACCGTTAAGAAGGCTATTGCCAAGCTTGACGGACTTACTGATGAAGAACTTAGCGCAGTTTACGATGCTGAGCTTGAGGGAAAAGGGCGCAAGTCTTTGCTTGATGCAGTTACCTCTGCTCGCGATGACATCCGAGAAGTTTCTTCAATACTTGCCGAAGCGCCCGTTGCGGCAGAGCCGGTTGCAGAGCAGCCCGTTGCGGCAGAGCCGGTTGCAGAAATTGACGAGCCTACCTTTCGCCTGCTTTCTCAGAACGAGCGCCGTGACTGGAAGATGGTTTCGGCGGGTCGGTATATAAGGGTTGGCTAGAAACTCCCGAGTGGGTGGCGTCAGCTCTTGGCGCACCGCAGCAAATCCTGATGCTGAATACCGCCCCGTTTCTGTCTCAAAAGAAGGCAGGGCTGTTCTTCAGACAAACGTGGTTGTTCCAGATTTCGATGACGATAAAGCTCGTTACGGTTGGGAAATGGAGCAGTGGAGGAACGCTATCCTCACCAAGCAAAGGTGGAGGAAGTGGATTGGGGCTGACGAGAACTGGCATGTCGGCCCTCCCATTCTTCCAGGCGCTCCAGTCTTTACCGACGAAGTGGCTCAAAGGGCTTTCAAGAAAGCGAACGAGTCTGGGTATATCTCCCCGAGAACCTTGGGAGAAAGACTTGGCGTCGGCAGGTATCTAGCTAAGAGGCTTATGGATGTCGTTCGAAACCACTTGGATGTGGCTTTTGTGACTTACCCTCACAGGACAATGAAGACCACAATGTGGAACTGCCGGATGATTCATGAAGATGAGGTCGAGGGCATTAGGGAAAACATGGCTGACTGGCGAGCTAGGATGAAGAAAAGCTTTAAGTCAAACGAGCTTCCTCCTCCTAGCCGTCGAATGTCTGTTTACATGGAGGGGTAATGGCAGCGAAGAAGAAGTACGTTGATGAGGCCGCTGATACGCTGACCTCTGGCAAGCACAGCGACTTCATCGCATTCGCAGAGAAGTACCTTAAGATTCAGACCAAGAATGGAGAATTCCTGAATCTTAAATTGAACCGCTCTCAGTTGATGAGAGAGGGTCTGATTTGCGAAATCGAAAAAGCTGGATTGCCCGTTCGAGTTTGGGAAGCCAAAGCGCGTCAGCTAGGCTGCTCGACTCATGTCCAGGCAAGAATGTTTTGGCGCTGCCTGACAAACAACGATGAGATTGCTCTCGTTGCCGCACACACAGAGCCTTCAGTTCGGACAATCTTCACTAAGTGCAAGGTCTTCTACGACTACTTGCCCAACGAGGTGAAGCCGCTAACTCGTTACAACAACGTGTACGAGCTAGACTTTAGAGCGCCCCAGGGGCCAGCCGGTCTTCGCTCTCGCTTTGTGGTTATGACCGCAAAGAGTGTGGACGATGCTCGTGGTGCTACTGCTCGTCAGGTTCACTGCTCAGAGGTGGCTTTCTACAAGCGGCCTGAAGAGTTCTTCCTAGCCACGTTGCAGGCTGTGCCTGAAGAGGCTGGAACGATGGTTTACTCAGAGTCTACTTGCAACGGCTCTGGCGACTTTCACCACACCCAGTACCTAGCTGCCAATGTTTGGTGGGATGAGATTCCGCCGTGGATGACGCTAAAGCGAAAGCATCCAGGCCACCCTGACTCCACTTGGTATGCGCTCTTTACTCCCTGGTTCTTGATGGAGGAGTACGCTCGTCCTCTTCGAGTTTCTGAAGACGAGTTTTTAAAGAGCCTAGACCAGGACGAAAAAGATCTTCTTGAGCAGTTTGAAGACTGGATAACTCTTGAGAACCTCCAGTGGAGAAGGGAAACCCTAGTCAGTAAGTGCGGCGGATCTCTTGAGCGGTTTCACCAGGAGTACCCAAGCACAGACGAAGAAGCTTTCTCCACCACAGGAAGCCCGGTGTTTGACCAGAACATCATCTGGGACCAAATCAGAGAGCACGCATGCCCTTGCGACATTTGCGCGAAGAAGATTAGGACATCCGACGAGAACGATTGCCCCGAGCACCAGTGGTACGAAATCGTTGACGGCTCTGGTTCTGAGCCGGGAAGGTCGAGAATCTTCTCTAGCTACTCTCCTGTGCTCGAAGAGTGCATGGAGGGGTCAGGCAGGTTCTCAGTTTGGAGGCATCCAAAACCACGAAGAAGGTACGTTGTTAGCGTAGACGTAAGCAAAGGCGCAGCTTCAGGAGACTGGGACCACATCACAGTTGTGGACATCGCTTCAATGGAGCAGGTTGCTGAGTGGCGAGGGAAGGTCGAGCTAGACATCCTCGCTGAAGTCTCGCTGATGATTGCTCTGCACTACAACAACGCGATGCTTGCGCCTGAAGTCTCTGGCCTTGGGGCTGGCCTAATCGCCATGCTTAATCAGACTAAGTATTGGAATATGTACCGTCGAAAGACGGTTGATTCTCTGTCGGTTCCATCAACGACAATCGGTTGGGACACCAACAAAAAGACAAAGCCAGCGATGGTTGGGCTGATGCAGAAGGCCCTCAAGGAGGGCTACATCAAAATCCGCTCTCAGAAAGTCTTAGAAGAGATGGTCGCCTATCGGCGCACAATCACAAAGACTCCAGACGGCCACGATGCTGACGCGAAGATGAACGCTCCTCCGGGCAAGAACGACGACGCTTGCGTATCAATGATGATTGCAAACGCCGTCGCTCACTACAGCCCAGGAAGCGGGTCGGAGGTCAGGTCCGACTCGCCAAAGGCTTCTTCTGGCGACCACAATCAATGGTCCTCAGAAGAGTGGGATAAGTATGAGCGTTGGACTAGAAGGGTGAAAAGCAAGCTAATGAAAGCTCAAGAAAGGCGGTAAACCCTAGGGGCCTCTGTCTTCTCTAGCCACCCTTGGCGAAGAGCGCCGAGGATTCCCCCTTGAAGCTTTCTCTTATCGACCTTCGTCTTTTCAGCTAGGCCAGCGAAATCAACAACCCCGTTGTTGTTGGCTGCGTACTCCTTGATTAGCTCTGCGGGCTTTCGCTGCGAGTCCACTGGGACAAGCTTCTTACCCTGCCGCTTTACAAGCTTAATCTTTCCGTCCTTATCAGCCTTGTAAGTCTTTGTGCTGCTAGGGGTCTGGGGCTCAGAGCCCTCTCCGTCGTAAACACCGCCGGAGCTTCCCACTGAAGCTAACTGCCGGTCACGCTCTTGCTTTGTGTAGTATTCCTTGCCCTTAAGCCCTGGCGAGGCGTGCTTCCCCCAGGTCCCCTTAACAGTCAAGTTTGCGGGGGCTGAGTCAGCAGGATAAATCCGCTGAGCGCCAAAGCTCCCGCAGTAAGTACATCGAACATCACGGAACCCGTCATTCTTGCTTCTTGCGTATAGAGCTGGAGTTGTAAAGTGCTCAAACTCCATCAGACAGGACTTGAACGTGCATTGAAGCGGGTAATACGGCATTAAGATCCTCTAACTCTTGCCATGAGGGTGGCTAAATCAGCCGCTCCTCCGGTTCCACTGGAAGCGCCGCCCGGTGTTCTTTCCTCCATTGGTCGAGGACCAGCAAGAGGCTGGCCTTCTGCGCCCATCCCTCGTCCTTCAAGACCGCCCGGAGGAGTCATTCCGCCCGGTGAGGGCTGAGAAGTCTGAGGGGTAGCTGCGCCCTGAAGTGCTGCAAGCGGCTCCATAAGCATACGCTTGTCAGCTTGCCAGATTGAAAAGGCTTTTTCCACAAAGGACTGGATGGTTTGTGGCGGTGCAATGCCAGCCTGAACAAGAGGGATAAGGGAAGAGACTGTTGCCTGGATAGTTTGAAGCAGTCCCATGAAAGCCTGCTGCTCTGTTCCAGGGTCCTTGCCAAGCGTTGAGCCCGACTCGATTCGAACGTCAAACATTCCGATGATGTCGGCGGCAGAGAACATAACGAACTCTGGCTCACCGCTAACCCCAGTAATTCGCATGTACCGTGGGTCATCCCAATACTGACGAATGACCGAGAGAACCTGACGGGCAATCTTTTCAGTGAACCGCTCCGTGGCTCCCAGTCGAACGCCTGCTCGGTTCGAGGCACCCTGGGCCGCAACAGCAACCTCTGTCGCCGTCGTTCCCTTTCTGCCGACGCCGCCTCGCTGGTAAACGTCAACACCGCTGATTTCGTACATCAGTCGAGCGAGGCCCTGAAGGACCATCGGGGTTGTGCTCGGGGGAGGAGCTTCCGGCAGGAGCATTAGGGCGTTGCGAATGTCTCCGACGTTGGCAGGAAGCTCAGCAACCTCCATGTCGTAGTCAGATTCAAGGAGGTTTTGGAGGCTTCCGTCCTCTAGGATTCCAGGAAGCCCGACCCACTTGCGCTTCGATGTCATCTTGTGGTGGCGGATAAGGTGCTGCCACTCCTTGTTGAGCTGGTCGGCTAGCCCATGAATCGCCGCAAGGTCAGCAACCTTTGGCGAGTAAAAGACTCCTGGCACCTTGGTAAAGCGCAGCATTTGGTAGGGGTAGCCACGCATCTCAAGGGGGTCGTCAATGTGGCGAATAACGCAATCGCTTAGAGAGATTCCCTCTTGAGGCCGGATAAGCCAAAGGCATCGTCGTCGCCCGCCAAGCCTTGTTTTGCCCCAGTGCCTAATCTCGTAAACAGTTAGATACTCAGGTCGGTCGTCGTCATCGAACCCCATGTAATCTTCTTGTTTGTAGTTAAAGGCAGAGGGGGTTTCAGAGGTCAGCCAAGAGTCGGGCTCAAGGCCCTTGGGGATTTTGAATCTTTCGTCAGCCTCAAGGTCTTGGACTCGAACTGTCATTCTCTGACAGACCCAAGGGCACTTTTGAATGTCTTCATACCCAGGAGGAACAAGGATGTCCCAGGGAGCAACTCTCTCAATGGTGGGGTTGTCCTGTGGGCCTTCGTCAAATGGAATGTCTTCGTCTGCAAGCGCTTGACGAAGCCTCATTTGAGCGTCGATAGAAAGAACGCTTTCGTCTTCCTCGTCAAGCTTCTCTGGACCTACCTCGTACTCTTCTTCCATGAGGAAAGCGCCAGATGGGTCATAGCCGACCTTTGCGAATCCGCAGTTAAAAAGGATTGAGTCGAGCACTACGTCGTTTAGGACAGACTTAAGATCAACTTCTCTGAAGACGTAGTTAAGGGCGTTTTCTGCAATCTTTGCCCCTTCTTCGTCGCCGGGTCGCCGTGGAAGGCAACGAACGTATGGGTCAGCAGAGACTACCGAGGGGACAATTGTGTTGGCTGTTGCCAGCAAATAATTAATGGAAGGTACGTCGTCTTCCGCATATGGGTCGGTGTTCTGATCTCTGTAATTTCCTTCGTAATCGAGAAAAACTTTTCTCCAGTGTGGAAGGATATTGTCTTCGAGAAATTCCTCTGCGGCAGCAATGCGCTGATGCCAAAGAGAAATCTCATCGTCTGTCAGTGTTTTTTTTCGTCGTGCCATGTCGCGATGGTACTTGACAACGATTATAAAATGCACCCTGATAATAGCAGTCTGACAATTAAGTCAGCGCAGGAAAGGTTGTGCAAATGGATGCCACCGACAACCCCGGAACAGAGATCCCATTTGAGGACAACTCTGACGAGGGGATCGGCGCTTCGGCAGACGAAAGCGTTGAGTACACAGAGGATGAGGGCCAAGCCCCGGACATAAACGAAGACCCCATTGCGTTTCTTGAGAGTCAGGAAGACATTTCTGATGACCTCAAAGAGACTTTGAAGCAAGGGTTTCTTCGTCAGGCAGATTACACAAGGAAGACTCAGGCTCTTGCAATGGAGCGTCGTCGTCTTGAAGACCAGCGCGCTGTAGTTGACCAGCTTATGCTTAGTAAGCAGTCCCCCGCAGCAGAAGAGGTTGTTCAGGATGAAGGCCCTCCAGACGTAGCTGATGGCGCATCCCCACAGGATGTCATTAACTACTATGTCAATAAGGCTGTGCAAGAGAAGCTAGACAACCTTGGTATCGCTCAGACGGCGCAGGAAATGCAGCCCGTTGTTAATCAGCAACGTGTTGTTCGTGCGTATCAGTCTTTTGCAGCCGAGAACCCGGACCTTGACCACAAAGTCCTTGCCGCAGAAGTTGGCCGTGTACTCGACTCCGATCCTGACCTTGGAGAGTTGGCTGAGGCCGACCCGACAAGGGCAGTACGGCTAGCGGCCAAGGTTGCCAAAAGCAACATGACGGTCGCCAAGTCACAAGTGAAGTCAAAGAAGCGCCGCGAAGCGGCACCCGTTGCATCCCGAAAGGGGACGGTGGTTCGGCAGAAGAAGCGGGAAACTGCTTTGGAAGCTGCTACTCGTGCCCTCAAGGAGCAGGGGATTAACTTTTAGAGGTCTTAAATGCCTGCAAATACAATTAATGGTTTGGCGCTGGATCGGGTCTATTCGACTACGCTCCAGGCTGTTCGCGATACTGTGGCGATGGAAATCGTCCAGTCTAACCCTCTGCTCTTTCATATGTACCGACAGGGTGCAGTGATGTACGAAGGTGGCACTGAGTGCCGCCTGCCGGTCGTCCTCACCGAGTCTTCCAACGTCTCTGCTATCAGCACTTACGAGACTTTCGCGACGACTCCCGAGGATGGTCCCGACACTGCTCGTTACCCCACTTGGTACAAGAACCGCGCCTCCGTTATCGTTGATAACACTGAGCTTTCTCAGAACCGTGGCGCGTACCAGATTGTGAACCTCCTCAACGCTAAGATGGCAATCGCCAAGATTAGCTTGATGAACGAGCTTTCGCGTCAGCTCTTTACGAGCAACACTGGTGCCCCCAAGGAGATTGAGGGACTTCCCGACTTTATCTCCTCTACGGGTACTGTCGGAACTGTTGGCGGCATTACCCAGGCAAACTACGCAAACTGGCAGAACCAGTTCGCCACCATCACCGCCTTTGGCACCGATGGTCTGGACGCCTGGGAGCAGGTCTACATGGACTGCTCGAAGAAGGGCACCCACCCGGACATCATTCTGGTTGACCCCCGCGTCTACCGCTTCTTCAAGCGGCTCGTGGCTCCGAACCAGATTGAGCGTGACAACGCACTTTGGGACCAGGGCTTCCAGAACCTTCTCTTCGAGGGCACTCCGGTTGTCCCCGCAGAGCAGCTCACGGGCGGCGAGGCTTACTTCCTGACCACCACTGGCAAGCGCGGAGTCAACGACTTCAACCTGAAGCCGGAAGACTTCTCGGTCATCGGGAAGAACCCGATGGTTCAGGGTAAGGCGACGGGCGTTGGGTTGCAGCTTGGAATCCTGTCGAACGACGATTTCCGCATGACGGACTTTATGACGCCGCCGAACAGCGATGTCATCATGGCCCACCAGTATTTCACTTGCATGCTGACCGCATCGTCGCTGGCCCGTCAGGGAATCACGACGTTTACCGGCGCAGTCCAGTTCTAAGAAAGAGAGGAACACAGATATGTCTACTTTTATTCATGGTGGTTCAGCTCTTGTGCTGGATGTTGCTGCAAAGGCTCACGCTGCTCTTTCGCGAGGAGATGTCGTAATGATTGACCCGCGAGATACGGCTGACGATGGCTACACAACGATGGCTGTGGACGCACTCGACAAGGTTTGGCATCAGGTTGCCATTCCTGGCGTTGTGCTCGGCAGTGTAGGAAAAAGCACCTTTGCCACTGGCGAAGATGTCTTGATTCGCATTTGCGGAGTTGTGGATGCCAAGCTGAACACTGGCGCTACGAAGAACGATGCAGTCAAGCTGACTGCCAACAACGACTACCTGTCGCATGTCGCCGCAGCTACTGGCTTTACGGCCAACGCTTCTGCGACGTTTGTTATTGGCACTTGCCTTGAGAATGGACCGGGTGCGGGACAGGCTCTGAAGAAGTGCTTTATCAACGCTTTCAACCAGCGCGGCTAAACAACGTGTGTTGGCAGGGGGCTTCGGCCCCCTGCCTACGCAACTAGGAGATTATTATGGCTGTTGCAGCACACGTTAGTCGGGTAGCCAAGGAGTACGCTCCTTTTGGCTATTCGATTATGTCAGATGTCAGTATCGCTTACGGTCGATTGGCCGGCAGCGAGTCTAACTCTGGCGCGGTCGCTCATACGATTGCTGACCACACTACCCCGGTTAATGTTGCCCTTCTTCCTGCTGATGACGCTGATGTTTACATCGAAAGCGTTCACATCTGGATTGGGGCAAAAGTCGGGGCTCATAATGCGAACGACAATTTTGAGTTTCGCCTTAAGCGTGGGGACAATGACGGAAACCTAGCTAACTCTGTCGAGCTTGTTTCGGCTGGCGCTGGTAAGTCTCACGAGATTCCCGCAACGACTCTTGTTAATATTGGCGTTGACCAGAATCAGGTTGTTCCCAAGGGGAAGGTCCTTTTCTTCGAAATGAAGGAGGACGGCGACGTTTCTGCTCTTGCTCTTGACGGACTTTGCTTTTTCGTTCGTTACCGTCGCAAGGCGTAGTCTAAAACTCACTCGCTCTAGGAGGGTTGTTCGTGAACCTCTCGGAACTCAGAACAGCTCTCCAAGAGCGGCGTGAGGACTACTCCCAGTCTGACGCAAAGTTAAACCGCCGAATCAATCAGGCGTACCTAGACATCTGCTCTAGGAGAAGGTGGGGATGGCTTCGCAGAGAAGCTTCCTACGCCACCTACGCTGCCTTCTTCAAGGCAAACACCGGAGCCAACAACAACACCCCTGCCGCTGATGGCGTTTACGTTGTTGGGACAGAAACCGGGAAGCGAATAATCGCAATCTCTCAGCACGGAAACACTCCCGTGACTGTTATGGGGAAGCGAGTAAAAATCGACAACGATTTCTACCGAGTCGTAAACGTCAATCCAACGGGGAATAAGTGGACGCTAGACCGTCCGCTTCGTTGTGCTCAAACCATCGCCGCTGGGCCTACTGCAAACCACTCCATTAAAATTATCTATGACGAGGTTGCCCTGCCAGTTGGGTCGCTGACCGTCGTCAACACGACTCTGTTCAGGGGAGGCGCTTCCTCCTACGGCACGCCGCTCTCTATGGCCGCTATTAGCCCGTCTGAGCTTGCCTACCTAGAGATGGATGTCGAGGGTCGGCCCACTCGGTTTGCGACCACCAGGAAGGAGCCTATCCCCGCTCCTCAGAACGCCCTCTCTGGGCTCTCCGTCGTCAATGGTTCCGGCCTTGCTGTTGGAACCTACAACTACTGGTTCACTCATGTAGACAAGCAGAGCGGAGCCGAGTCTGCCCTTAGCCCTTCTGTGGCTGTGACAATCTCTGACGCGGCTGTTGGCTTGGTCACTATTCCTTCTACTACGGCGCGAAAAGACTTCAACATCAGGGTCTACAGAAGCCGAGCAAACGGAACTGCTCCGTACCTTTTGCACGATCCGCAGAATGTAACCATCTCTCTGACCGACGACACCACGGACGATTACCTAGGCCCTGCTGGCCCCAACAGCGCCTCGTCTCTGTTCATGCAGCTTTATCCCATCCCGGATGATGAGTACGACATTCGCTCCATCATTCAGATGGAGGCAAAGCCAATGAGCGAGGACAACGACCGTCCTCTGTTCGACGCTGAGTTCCATCACATTATCCTCGATGGAGCAGAAGCTCTGATGCTGGATGCGGCAGATGAGCAGGGCAGGGCGAACTCTGCCCGTCAAAGGTTTGAGATGGGGATTGCCAGGATGGGTGGCCTCGATAAAACCAACCTGCAAAACACGATTGTCTGGGGCGGTCGAAGGCGCGCTATGGGCAGAATGACTTGGCAGTACAGCACTGGCACCAGTGAATCTGACTTTAAGGCGTAGCCATGTCTAGAGCCCGTGGCAGAACTATTCAGTTTGACCCTAGTCAGGTTGCCGGCCTTGACGACAAGGTTTGGCAAAAAGAAGGATCTTCCACAGACTCGATGGGGGTCTTCTTTTCCCTTCGAGGAGAAGTCCTAAAAGCTCCAGGCATTGCTCCACTTGTCTACGAGTGGAACCACAGGAACGACAAAGCATCAACTCCAGTAAACCCGTTCATCGGCAATCCGATTGTCTCCATTGGCTCTTTCCAGAGAGATGGCGCTACGGACATTCTCGTGGAGTTTGGGGGTGGCCTGTACCACCTAGACGGCAACGAAGTAACGAAGCTTATTGATGGCCGGTACAACGCAAGGACGCCTTATGAGGCAACTCGCTTCTTGCAGGTTGGCAATGTGCTTGTCATCACGAATGGCAAAGACCCCAACCTGAAGTGGGACGGAGTAAAGCTTAGCCCTCTTGGGATTGCCGGAACCCCGACAGCCCCAATCATTGCAGAGCGCGACCCAGGCAACGGCACGGTAGACGTAAATACCGGCAGCTCAATTAGCAACACAAACCCAAGCTCCAGCCTTTCTATGTGGAGCGGGTTTTCAATCCAGAAGAACAGCACCACAACGAGTGACCCCTACCGCTACAAGCTCACCTGGGTAAACGATGCTGGTCAGGAGTCAGAGGCCAGCGCAGCTTCCAACTCTGTCACTGATGCAGACACTAGAGAAGACGCGCTCTACACAATTTTGGTGGCAAACCTTTCTGACACCGCGCCCTCCGACGACATCAATGGCCGCATCCTTTACAGGTCGATGGATGGCATCACTTACTATGAGATTGCCTACCTTCCAGGCACCACAACCGACACTTACTTTGACTCAACTCCTCCAGGGCTGACCCTCTCTACCGCTTTGGCAGAGGCCGGAACAAACCTGCCTCCTCCCCTGTGTAAGTGGGCATTTGAGTTCAGGGGCCGCACCTACTACGGGGCTGTGGCTGAAGACCCGCTCCTTCTCTACTACTCAGAAGATGGAGGAGCGAAAGAAGCTGTAAAAGCCAGCAACTTTATCGTTATCTCTTCTGATGGCAGCGGCGACGAGGTAACGGCTTACGGCCTAGGCAGTGACTTTGCTTTGATTTTTACGAACCGAAGCACTCACATGCTGACCCATGACAAAAACGGTCTGCCGATTATGACCCCGGTAAGCCGCACTATTGGGGCTGTTTCCGACAGAGCTGTTACTGGCTTTGGCAATCAAATCTTCTTTATCTCGGAGTCTGGTCTTTACGCTTTTGACGGCTCAAAGGTTTTGCCGATTAGCGCAAAGATTTCTGAGCAGGTTAAGAATCTACCTCCAGCACACCTGAAAGACATTGTTGCTTGGGCTGACGCAATAAATCGCAGGGTCTACTTCAGCGTTGTCTCAGGAGCCTCTTCGGTAAACAACGAAGTCTGGTCAGTCCATATCGACACAGGAGCAGTCTCCAAGCTGCCTTTCCCAGTCACCTCTGCCGTTCGTTACAAGGGCGAGACAATCGTTGGGTTCAACTACCCTGACGCCGCAGGCTCTCCAGTTTACGACCTTGGGCTGTGGGGAGCCTCGAACTCTCTAGGCCGGTCGGACAGTGGTTACGAAGGCACGTTTGAGACTCGGTGGATTACCGGGAAAAACCCTCAGACAGACAAGACGTACTTTAGGCTCGATGTCTTTTACGTTCAGACAGCCAACAAAGACATGACGGTAACGTGGCACACGGACTGGGACAGAGACTCGATTGGGTCAACGACATTCAAGCTGTGTGACCCCGATGCACTTACCTGGGATGAGGTTTCAAACGGGACTCCTCTGACATGGGGAGATATTTACTCCCAAAAAACCTGGGACGAGTCTCGCGTTCGATGCAAGCGGATTAACTTCGGCGTAGCTGACACAGCGAAGTACCCGTCAGACCAGCCGCTTACGGCAAAGTGCATCAAGCTTACGTTCTCCACTACTGCCGACAAGACCCCCTGGAAGCTGGTCGGGTTTATGCTGCACAGCGAGGATCACGGAATCAGAGCCGAAGGAACTGATTGATGGATAGAATCATCAAAAGGATTCAGGTCGCTCTAGCTTCGCTAGACCTTGGCATAAGCAGAGAGAAGTTCAGGAACGACTTTCTAGGCGCTCTTAACCAAGCCTTGCGTGAGGTTGGCGGAAGCCAGATTGAAAGTCTTGAGGACGAAGGCGCTCTTATTCGAGCAGCCCTTATTCTTGAGGGAGAGGTCTAATGCACTACGTCGTTAAAGAAGGCATCTCCGCAGATTTGGTCGCTGACGCAGACTCCCTAATGAGGGAGTTTTACCGAGCCGACGAGGCGGTAAACAACCTAGACCAAAACAACATTCGAAACTCAGGCATCAACTACGACACAACGTATGACCCTGCCGTCGCTGCAACGTGCAAGAGGGCCTGCACTAGGACTCATTTAGATGATGCGTCGGGGGTGCTTTACAAGGTCTTGACAGTCCCGACCCTTCTGGAGGGAAAGTGGGTCTACACAACGACCGACTTGAGCTTCAACCTAGCCACGACAACTCCGGTTTCTATCTACGCTTCGGGGCAGTTTGGCGGGGTTTCTGGCGGTGGCACCGACTGTCTTCGCGCTGATGTCGCCATCTTTTACAACGGAGAACTTCTCTCTATCCCCCAATCATTCTCTGGGGCAGCGCACGCCGGCAACGTAGAGATTCCTTTCCTAATTTCTACGACGGTCTTGCTTCCTCCGGGTGACTGCAAGCTTTACCTAGGCTTCATCTCGCATGGCTCAGATGTGCCTACCGTAACGAATCCCAACATTGCTGCGATTGGCTACACGCGATGAGCCTTTCTAAGCTAATCAAGCCCGGTGACGACGTTGTTACTAGCCACGTTGACGGCAACTTCACAGCCCTTGCGAACACCGTTTCGGCAATCACAACAGCGAACATCGAGAACAGCTCGATTCGAACGCGGCACATCTCGACAGGGCGAGGAGAGTGGAAAGAGGTAACTCTCCATACGAACGCCGGAACCACGACGAACCCAGCCGGCGACACCGACGTTTGCCCTTCACCTGCATCTACAAAGACAACGACAAAGACTGGGCAAATGGTTTTGGTTGTTGCTATCGCTCAGCTTGAAAGCACGGCGACTATGGGAAGCGCCACTTGCTCTGCTGATGTGCGGCTAAGCGTCGATGGCTCAGACGTTCGCGTCATGACGGTAAAGACTATCGGTCAGGAAAAGCTTCAAATCGGCACCTGCTATGCGTTTGAGGCTACGTCAAACTCTACTGAAATCCAGCTTACCGTTAAGGGTGGCGGGACTACCTTCAAGGTTATTGATCCTGAGATTCAGGTAATCGCGGTGAGGGGCTAATGAGCACTTACTCTCCAACAAACCTGTTTAACGTCTCTCCGTTCGAGGCTTCAGTCGTTAGTGGAAACTTTGAAAAGCTCTCTGATGTTTTGAACTCAAGCGTTGGTGACTATGCCTTGGTCACTGGTCGGAACATTAAGAACGACCGGCTCTCTTTGGACTTCACTTCGTTTAGGCGAAACACCCTGGTCGAGTCTTTTAGAAGCTCAGCTCTCCGGTCTGGAGGCGCATCTGGGGACGAGGCGTTTTTAATAATTACCCCTGGGGCAACTGCGTCCTCTGAGCCTTTCGGGGTCTACAACAACGACTACGACGTTTCTGGCTCTGGCCTTCGTTTTTACATGCGGGCTGCTGGGGACGTTCAGTTTTGCTCCCAGGTAAGCCTAAGAAGAATTAAGTCTGGCTCTGTCTTTGAGAGCGGGGCTGGGTATGGGTCAAGGACAGAGGGAGAGGTCAAGGTCACTGCAAAGCTAATGATTGACAGCGTTGCAGAGAAGACCATTGAGCGAGACATCTATCTGTCTACTTCAAACAACTACGCGAACTACCAAGATTTCCGTGGCATCTCGATTTGTTTTAATCACATTGAACCCAACATGGCTGCTGGGGTACACACTGCACACATAAATCTTACCTTCGACTTTGACGACCTAACCGCCGCCTCTGCCGCTTACTCTGCAATCCAGATTAAGGGCGAAGGTGGTTCAACGTGCGCTACTGCCTTTTATAAGTAGAATTAATTATGGCTCGACGTACCCAGCAATACCTTCGCGAAATCGAACCATTCCTGTCGCCTATCGACAGGATGCGGATTATGCGCCGACTTTCTCAAGAGCCGATGTACGCTCAGCGGCTCGGGCAAATCTACGACATGCCGACAAGCCAAAGCGGTTATGGGTATGGGCGAGCGCTGGCAAACCAGCAGGCAATGCTTCGGGGTCTAGCGCAGCAACAGGCTCAGTCTCAGGCTCTAGGGCAGGTTGATGCAGACCTAGCCAAGGACGCTGCCCGAAGGCAGTACCTAGCTAACAGGTTTGCTACAGACCAAACTCTTGAAAACCTTCGAGGCAGAAATATCGGGGCTTTTGCCAACCTCCTTACTCAGGCCGTAGGAACAGCGACTGCGCCGATTCGTCCGGGTGGCGAAAAGCACGGCGACTTTATGGCGGCGCTTGAGGTGGCTGGCGAGAAGATGAAAAACCGACAGAACTTTATCAACCAGTTCTCCCAAGAGCAGGGCCGACTCCCAGGAATGGCTGACTTCAAAGCCTTCCAGGACAACCCGAATTACCTGGGCTAGGAGCAGTCATGGCTAGCTATTCGGAAATGTTGGCAAGCGCCCTCGAAAACGAGTTCGGCGGCGATAGGACAAGGCTCTACAACGAGCTTGTAGAGGGGATTGCAAGCAATAAGCCTCGCTATGATTACCTAGACGGCATTACTGCTGAGGACATTGGTAAGTTTTTTGTTGACCCGAAGCTTGAAAAAGCTCGTGGTCAGTTTGATAGCTTGCTTGACCGCTCCTACTCAAGGGCGCTTCAGGGGGCTGGGCAGCGGCTTGCTATGCAAAGCAGTAGAGCTGGCATTCCCCAGACTGGGGCCGTCACTCGCATGGAGGGGACAATCGGCAAGCCCCAGGGCTTAGCTGCTTCTGCAAGCAGGGCTAGGGCTAGGGAAAGCTTTGAAGACAAGCTTTTGTCAGACCCCAATATTTACGCCCCAATTACAAACATTGGCAGAGAAATTGTTTCTGCTGAGCAAAAGCGTCAGGACCCCTTTAGAGTTTTGTCAGCCATCTTAAAGGGAGGAAGCGCGGTGGCTTCTTTTGTCCCTGGCGGGCAGGGCATTGGAGCTGGCCTCGCTGCTGGCAGTGGGCTGATGGATTTGGCGATGGCTGAGGAGATGAGAAAGGCCCAGGAAAGGGCGGCAGACTTTAGCCCTCAGTCCTTTATGGCAAGCCGCCGAAGGATTACGAACCCCGGAGGCTCTACGGGCCTTGATTATCAGCCGTTTGGTTCGAATCAAATGGCTCTAGGCAGCATGTTCGGGCAGCCGAGAAGGCGTCAGGACGAAGACCAGAATTACCTGTTTGGGGGCATGGCCTAATGGCAAACGGACCAGTAATCCCAACCGGCTACTACTACACCCCGGCCCTTCGAAACATGGGGGCCGAGGGGTTCTTCGAAGGCGTGCTCGGTGGCCTTGACCGGGCTATGGCCCAGGATATGGCGAGAGAGCGTCTCCGTGCGGCTAGGGAAGCTAGGAGCGCGAAGAACGCTGAGCTTGCTGCTGGCCTAGCTGGCGCTCTTGGTTCTGGAGATCCGCTTGCCGACCTAATGGCTGGGCAAGCTGCGGGGGCAACTGGCGGAAGAAGGGCCTCTAGAGGACGGGCCGCTGGCGGCGCTGCCGCTGGAGGGATGGGCGCTGACCCCGTGTCTCTGCGAGAGGTTCAGGACAGGGCTGAAGCGGCGCACAACATTGCGGCTCTTAACAGGGCCTTGGCTGAGTACGAAGAGGCTCAGGCCGCTTACGAGGGCATCCCACGAACGCCAAGGGTGACGGTTGAGACATCTGGCCCTGATGCTCAGTTTATGCCTAGCCAGGAAGACTTCTCCCAGGAAGCGATTGCTCAAGCATTGGCTCGGGACGCCTCCCTGGAAGACAAAGGGACCAGGGCGCTTCGGGGTGCCCTTATTGCAGACGCCGAGGCTTTCCCTGGAGAAGGGCTCGTTGACGACGGGTACCGAGGAGAGCTTGCCGCAATGTCTGATGAGGAGTTTGCCCGAGAGCTTCGGCAAACCCCAGAAGGACAAGCCGGTCAGTTAATAAGGGCATTAAAGGTTTTGCAGCAGCCCTCCTCGCTTCGTCGCTCTTTTGGGCGCGAAGAACTAGAGCCTCGAACAGACTTCGAGATAGCTAATCTAGGCATGGACAAGCTTAGAGAGGCTGAAAGAGAAGAAGCCCGTCGAATTGCCGAAGCTAACCAGGGCGGCCCTGAAGGCTTCTCAGACGCTCCTCTAAGCAGCTTTGCCCGTCAGCTCCCGCAGCCTGACCCGAGACAAGCTCGAAGCCGTCAGGCCCTTTCTGACGCCTACCGAACGATGCTCGGGACGGCTGAGGAAGAAGCTGCTGCACGCGCAGGGATGTCTCCTGATGAGTACAAGATGTACTTGATGGGCGAGAGTGCTCGTGACCGCGACTTTGCAAAGGCTGAAGAAAGCCTCGATCCAAACACTCGTCGCATGATGGAAGAAATGTTTGCGCGCCCTGAACCAGCGCCTGAAATGGTTGGCCGAACTGATGGAGAAACAAGCGCCCTCCGACTTCTTAACAAGATGGAAGAGCGGTCGGCCCAGCTTGAAGGTCGAATGGGCAAGGAGGACATCTCTGGTGGCCTTTGGAACCCGGCAGTGGACATTGGCCTAGACAAGAGAACGATCCTTGACCCGTCAACGCTTGCTGCAATCGCTGAGCTTGAGGGCGCTGGGGATGCCAGGGCTACCCGGTTTATGCGACAAATGGGCATGGACGTTAAGAAGTCTAAGAAGGGCTTCCGCGAAGGACTTACTGGCGATGTTCAGGCTTACCGAGGGAAGCTTGCTCAGATGATTGAGGAAGATGTCTCTCTTGCCCAGGACGCAGGGGCCAGCCCGGAAGAGGCCGCGAAGGTCTGGATGGCCTCGATGAACCGTAGGTACAACCGCAAGGTGTTTGACCTTGAAGACCCGTCAGGCATTGCCGAGGCAATGATGGTCCTCAAGATGCCTCTCCGAGAGCGACTCCAGTGGGTTGAAGCTTTTGACCAGACGATGAAAGACCAGTCCGCAATGGACTTGGTAAAGACTCGGGGCGATCTGGCTATCGAGGAAAAGAAGACTCCGAGCAGGTCTACGATTACTTACCGAACTCCAGACAAGCTCAGAGATCAGAAGGCTGGCGTCAACAGGATGAACGCCCTGATTAAGCTGTGGAAGCCCCTGCACAAGAGCCTCATGGATGCTCAGGAGATGAAAGCCGACACTCTTATCGAGTCAAAGAAGGAAGGTTTCTCTGACATCATTCAGAAGAGAATGGAAAGGGAGAAGGAGCTTTTCGACAAGATTAACAGCGAGTTCGAAAAGCTTTACGGCACCACTCTGGATAGGGGCGAGGTTGTTAGGTCCGGGACCATCCCAGATGTTAGCCCGGCTTCCGATGCAGCTTCTACTGGGGTTATCGAAACTCCAAAGGGAGCGATTACGCCGCAGATGATCGGGCGAGTGACAGAGTTAATCTACAACGAAGAGACATCTGGCATTGGTGTAGACCCCCTCTCTGTCCAGGGGAACACATTTAACAGGGTCCTTGAAGAGCTAAAAAAAGAAGGCGTTGAAAACCCGATAGAGCTAGCGCCTTTTATTGAAGCTGCAATCAAAGAGATTCAAGAACGGATTCCCCTCTCTGAGGGAGAGCCTTACAATCGCCCTGGGGCAATGACCGACCCGTTTGAGCGGCCTAGTAGTCTTCGCTCGGAAGAAAACGCTGGGCGTGGACGGAAAGACCCTTTTTCTAGTCCGTTTTAGTAAGCGATAGCCGCCTGGAGAAAAGCAATGGCCGAAGAGAACGCCCTTCTTCCCGAGGCAGGCGAAAAGAAATACTCAAGTCTTTTTGATGAGCTTCGGGATACCGGGTCGCTTTCTGGTCTAGAGGAGGCCGGCACCCCTGCGTCCGAAGAGCCCTCTTCGTTTGTTGGTCAGCTAATGGCCCCGAGGTCTGAGGCAGAGCCGCCTTCGCTTTTTGACAAGGCAAGGTACGAGGTTGGGCTGGCTGGAAACGCGCAGCTAAGAGCCGAAGAGCGAGAAGAGGTTGCGGAAACGCTCTTCCCCTCAGACGCGGAAGCTCCTGATTTTACTGAGAGAATCATGCAGGAGCCTGGGGTAAAGAAGGAGGGGTTCTTCGGCGGATACACGATTGCGAGGCCAGCCGTAGGGCCGAGCTTGTTCCCCAAGTTCATTACAGGCGCAGGCCGAGAGCCCGGACGCTCAATCTATGAGAGCGAAGAAGACTACATCTCTAGGCGGCAAGAAGAGCTGTCCAGAGACTGGGAGTTTCAGCAGACCCAGAAGCGCCTCGCAAAGATAGAAGACCTTGCGCTTGAAGACCTTGCAGAAGTTTTCCCAGACAAGATTGAAACAAAGCTAGACCCGGCTCACATAGATCACTTGCCGCCAGATCAGCGCCCCCAGGCCATTGCTGACTTTGACGAAGTTCAGGAGATTTACAACGAAGACGGAATGCCAAAGCGCAGGAAAATTTCTGCGCTGGTGAACTACACGAACAAGTACCACCCTGAGTTCAGAGAGCTGCTAGACGACGAGTTCAGGCCGCGTTATGACGCAACGCTTTCTGGGCAACCACTTGGTCAAGACCCAACAAAGTTTGGGGGTGGCTATGGGTGGAGCCTGATGGGGGCCATGTGGTTCATCGACAAGGGCGCTCGTCGGATGAGGGCTGCCGTTCTCACTGAGTACGAGCACAAAAAGAACCGCATCCTAGACCCAGAGAACACGCCACACACCCTTTCTAAAGAGCAGTTCGATGAGCGCTTTAAGGAGAACTGGAAGAAGGCTACCTGGGAAGCTGATGTCGGCAACGAGGTCGCCAAGGCTCAGTACGTTCTGAATCGCTTGCCTGGGCTAGGCGGCTCAGGGCTTGGCCTGTCTTTTCTTGACGACATGCTTCCCGTGCGCGCTGGCGAGCTTGCTGGCGATCTTGTTGATGTTGCTACATACCTTCCCAGGAACATGATTCTCAAGGGGGGCGTCCTCAACGCTGGCAGCGACGAGGAAGAAGAAGCTCGCGCAATGCGGCTTAAGGCTTCTGAGAGCAAAGAGGAGATGGCTAAGTACATCGACTTTTTGGAAAAGGAGTTCGATGAAAGGAACGAGCAGGCCGCTCAGTTCTGGACAGGGTTTGGGTACAAGGTTGGCTCTGTGCTTCCTGAGTGGCTGACCGGAGCTACGAAAGAGCAGTGGCTTG